CCCCCTGCAAATCAGTGAAGCGGCGTGGATCGACGCCAAGATGCCCGGCAAGTACGAGGATGTCGATGACCTGCATTACAGCCTGCGGGTATTCCGCAGGTACATGGCAAGGTACGCAACCGAGCGCAGGCTCGGGCGCAAGCCAACGCTAGAAGATCAAGCCCGTATCTGGAACGGTGGCCCCAACGGGTACAAGCGCGCAGCCACCCACGGTTATTGGAACAAAGTAAAGGAGGCTCTCAAGTGAGCGCCGTCATCTACGCAAGAGTATCCCCACGCCCCGAGCCGGGGCACGCCAGCATCGCACTCCAAGTGGAGGAGTGCGAGCGCTGGTGCAGGGACAACAACGTCGAGGTCGATAGCGTCCACACTGACCAAGGGTTCAGCGGTGCTGACCCTGATCGGCCCGGGCTTTGGGAAGCAGTGGATGAACTCGGCAAGGGCAACGTGCTGGTCGTGCACAAACTCGACCGTCTTGCACGTGATGTGTATCTGTCCGAAGGCATCCACCGCGAGATCGAGAAGTGTCGTGCCCGTGTTCATGCGGTGCATGGCGGCGCGGTGGAGAACACACCTGAGGGCAAGATGGTGCGGCAGATACTTGATGCCGCAGCAGAGTACGAGCGGCGAGTCATCAAGGCCCGTACTTCTGCAGCCATGCAGCGCCACCAACGTGAGGGCAAGCGCATGTCAAACCAACCACCGTTTGGCATGATGCTTGACCCCGAAGATCCAGCCATGCTCGTCGCTTGCCCGCATGAGCAGGCTGCTATCTCTTTGGTTCACAACATGCGCGTGACTGGCAAGGGCTACAAGACCATCGCCAACCACCTCAATCAGTCGGGGATTCCGGCTCGGGGTCGGCAGTGGTATGCGTCCTCTGTTCGTGCGATCCTTTCTCATCAGCACGTGCCTGCATGATGCGCGCTAGGTCGGGCAAGTGGGTGGCCCTGCAAAGGGTCATCCACTGCCCACCGTTTGACCGCATGAATACCACGGGCGTGAGACCATCCTTGGCATCGGACTCCGCCTGCTCCAAGAACCGTTCCGCTGCAATGCGTTGAACGAACTTGACCTCAACCCACAACTCAGCATCTACAACTACGTCGGGATCAATCGCTCCGCTGGATTGACGCGAGCGGTGTGCAGAGAATCCGAATTGCTCCAGCAGTTTGCAGACTTCTCGCTCGCCCCGCTTGCCCTTCTCTCTCTGCATCTTGCCCATTACTTTATCTCTGCAAACTGTGCATTGGGAATCATGTAACACGGTTCGATGTCACCACCATCCCTAGTCTGCACGGTGCGCCCGCCGTGCACCAACTTGGCGTGCCGGTGTATGTCCCCAAGCCGTGCAAAGTGCAGGCGTCCATCGCTGGTGCACACCACGAACATCGTCGGCAGCCCGAGACTCTCTGCATAGTTTGCAGCGGTGAGAACTTTGCTCATGGATATCATCACCGTGGGGTACTGCCCCCACCGCATGTGCCGTGCCTTAATCTCAACGAACGACGCGATCTCTCCGTTGCGCACCACGGCGTAGTCCATGCGGTAAGAGATAGGCAACTTGTGGTACTCGCCACCCCACGCAGCAGCCAGCCGCTCGATCACCTGCTGCTCATTGCTGCGGTCGGCAGCGGATTCATACATCGGTCTCGTCATCTTCGTCCTCCTCTGCTGGACTATCCGTGTCCTCGTACTCGTTCCAAACATCAAGCGTCACGCGAAGCATGACACCCATCAAGGCGTACACATCCATGTCATCGAACTCGACCGTCCAGTATTTGATCCGGCCCATGATCTCTTCGTAGAGTTTGTCTGCGCTGTTCATACGTTGCTCGCTTGCCCTATCAATATATCCAACTGCTCACGACGCAGGCCACCGACCACCCACTCTTTGGCATCGGTGCATACGCCACGTGGCTCCACGATCTTGACCTGCTTGGTCTTGACCTTGAGCATCTTGGCGACTGACTCAGCACCATCAATCCCGGGCTTGTCTTTGTCCGGGATCAAGACAACTTGGTGCTTCCAATTCACCAAGTCGTACAGGTACTTGGTGCCGCCGTTACATGATGGCCTGCCCACCACGTTGTACCCGAGTGAGTGCAACGCAGCCGCATCGGTCGGCCCTTCGGCTACGAGCAGCAGGCCGCGCGACATCTCTGCACCATGCATGAACAGGCCCGACCTGCTGCCCTTGACTGACAACTTGCGACCGTTGGGGTAGCGCAGACGAACGCCGATTACCTTCCCGCTTGCATCGTGCATGGGGAAAGTGTACGCACCTTTGGCTTGGCTCCACCCCATGCGGAAAGCACGAAGCGAATCCTCCGGCAACTGCAAGTCCTTCACCATGAACTCCCACTGATGTGGAGCCATAGCCTGCTCACACTTCAAGACCCCAGCCTCCCAGTCGATGCCGCATTCCTCCGGTACAGGCAGTGCCGGGACAGGTGGTGCAAACATCTCACCGCTTGGCCGGTGGAGCCAGCCTGCGTCACCAAGGCTTTTTTCCGATGGAACCCTTGGGCAGATCACCGCCGTCCCGTCCTTGCTCACCATGCACCAGTCTGGTTTGTTGCATATCGGGCACGGGTTTGTCTTGCTCACTCTGATCCAGTCCGAATTCATTGTCGATCATGTCCTCCGGGATGCCATGACTGCGCATCCAAATGCGGACATCCTCGATCAGCACACGGCGGTGTCCGCTACCCGGCATGCGATATCCCTTTAGGTTGCCACGGTCAATCTCACGGATCACAGTTTGCTGCGAGCAGCGTGCAAGCCCTGCGATTTCACCAGTGGTCAGGTAGTCACGTTCATTCATATTCATCGAAGTCAAAGCCTCTTTGCTCTAGTTGTATCCACCTGTTTTTACCATCAATTCTCCGGCGTATTGCACCGTGCAACCGCCTGTGTTTGTAGTGCACATCCTGCGTAATGATGAGTGTCAAGAAGCGGGATAGTGAACCTTTGTCTGGGTCAAACCTGCGGTCGTATGCAGGTCGTGCGATTTGGTAGAACTCGCTGACGATCTCGTCCACCTCCCACAATGGAAAGCGGTGGCTGTATCTCTGTGCAAGGAAATACAGTAGCCCGAGATTGTCATCAAGTGGGTGACTCAATCTTCCATCCGTTGTCTGCTAGGTCTTGGATCATACGAGTCGCTGCCTTTGCAGACACATCAGTGGGCAGGCCGTACTTCTTAAGCAACGCCTCCTGCCGCAGTGAAGCCTTGCCCATCTTCCGCCGCATCATAATCTGTCCGATCAGGCTACCCGCCTGCTTGCGTGTCAAGCCCTCGGGGTCAACGCCTTGGTTGGCGAGGAACGTCATCTGCTTGGCGGTCGCCATGTCCACCTTCTGCGTGGGCTGCACGGGGGCAAAGCCCATGTCATCGAACGGACTGATGCTGCGGCTGGTGTAGGACGAAGCCAACTTCAACTTGGCTCGCTTCAACTTCTCCTGCTCGGCTGCCTCTGCAGATTCTTTGGCTGCCTCCTCTTGGATGCGAGCCTTCTCCATCTCTTCGATGGGGTCGAGCAACTCACCTGCGGTTGCCATCTCTGCCGCACGTGCAGGCAAGTCCTTCGCGTCCTCGCCAGCCAGCACATCAAATGTGGTGATGAGCCTGTGCCTACCAGCGTTGCCCTTGAAGTCAAGCACCATCAGGTCAGGCTTATTCGACGCCGCTATGAGATCCTTGCGGGTCATCGCTGACGAATCGTATGGGAGGGAAACCGTCGGCCTCGTCCCCCGCCCTACGCATTGCGTGTATTTCGCTCGTACTTTGGTTGCCGTCATCATGCACACTGCAGCGACGGGCGGCGCGTCGAAGCCCTCGACTAGCACTTGCACATTCACCACAAACTGAATCTCTCCGCCCGCAAATTTGGCAAGCAATTCTCGTCGCTCGTCGGACGGCGTCTTCCCAGATACCCATGATGCTGCTCCCGGCTTATGCCTGTTGATGATGTCGCAGATCAGGCGGGCCTGCCGCACTGTGCCTGCAAAGATAATTGTTTGTCTGTTCCCAACCAACTCCAGCGTGGGGTGAACCATACCGTGCAGGTTCTTTTCTTCTTCCAGAATCTCAGCCAACTCTGCGCCGCACAACTCGCCGCCGACTGTCTTCACTTTGGAGTAGTCGAGCGTGCCAACCTGCACGAACTGCTGCTTGATAGGTACAAGCCAGCCGTCGTTGATGCCATCCAAGATGTTGTATTCGTACGCGCAGGTATCGAACACGTTGTGCATGCCAACTCTGTCACCACGATCAGGGGTTGCCGTCACCCCCACCAACTTCAGTCGTGGGTTGCCGTCCTGCATGTACTTGATGAACTCACGGTACGACGGGCTTGCTGCGTGGTGTGCCTCGTCAATCAGCAGCAGGTTGAAATCCTTTGGGTCGAACTTGGTGTACCGCTTGATGCCCAGTGGCCCGGACACCAAGGTTTGGATACTTGCAATGACAACCCTGTCAAAGCACTCGCTCTTCTGCTCCGCTTTCTCGATGCCGGGGATGACCCCGATGGTATCCATGATTCTCTTCTCAGGCTGACGGATCAACTCGTCACGATGTGCAACAAGCATGGCCCTGCCGCCACGTGATATGCAGGATCGAATCATCTCGATCATCACCACGGTCTTGCCAAGACCAGTAGCCATGCTGACCAGCGTGCTGCTGTTCTCGGCCAGATCAGAACGACAGGCGGCGACTGCCTCCTCTTGGTAATCACGGAGCATCCCGCAACTCCTGAGGAACGAGTACCTTGATTCGGAACTCGTTAGTCCATCCACTACCGCCGCACGCTCGGCAGCCGCGCCCGTCGCAGAACTTGCAGAGAGTCTCAGGTCGTGCCCAACTGAGCAACTGCATCAGTCGGTGGTGCACAATCTTGAACTCTTCCGCGTCCTGTCTAGAGAACATAGCAGGGGCATGCTTGTGTAGCGTCTCCGCCTGCTCGTCCATATTGTCCAGCCGTTGGAGCATATAGTCTACATACTCCCGAACTTTATCTCCATCCATCTTATCCATGTCCGGCAAAGTACCAAGTCTGACAGGAAACGAAGGAACTTTTTTCAAGATTTTCTACCCACCCCCCCTTGACAGGTGCTACCCCTGCGCTGGTATAACCCCTAACAGCACCCCAGTCATAAGGAGGAATCTAGTGCTACAGCAGTTAGATGAAGTTGTTTATCGTGGCCTGAAACACATGAACCAATCGGTTCTAAAGAACGGCCTGAGATCAATGCAACACCTGCGCGCAGGCGTCAATGGCGAACTGCCTTACAAAGAAACACCTGCTCTTGCTTTCGGAACTCTGGTTCATACGGTTGTTCTTGAGCCTGACTTGGCCAACGAACAATACGCCATCGCTCCGCAGGTAGACCGCCGCACCAAAGGTGGCAGGCAGGAATGGGAGGACTTTGTGCAGGTCAACGAAGGCAAGACCCCAGTGACAGTAGATGACTGGAACAAGGCATGGGCTATGCGCGAGCAGGTCATGGCTCACCCATCGGCAGCACACATCCTCAAGCGAAAGAATGCCAAGGTTGAGCACGCTGCAATCTGGGCTGACCAAGAGACTGGCATCTCATGCAAAGCAAAGATTGACTTCTTTGCTCCGGGCGTTGGCAAACAGAAGCCGATCATTGCTGATCTCAAAACCACTATGGATGCAGGGCCACGGTCATTCGCCAAGTCCATCGCATCATTCAACTACCACATGCAGCAGGCTTTCTACACGGACGGCGTGGCCCAATGCGAGAACCGACACTGCCGATTCGTATTCATTGCCGTCGAGAAAGAGCCACCATACGCAGTCGGCGTGTATGAACTGGATGAGCAGGCTGTAGAGGTAGGAAGAAAAACTTACAGAAATCTGCTAAGTCAGTGGAAATCATGTCTTGAATCTGGTACGTTTACCGGATACGGGGACGGAGTAGAGACTCTGGACTTGCCTGAGTGGGCCAAGTCAGACCCCAACCTAATCATTTGAGAGGACAATCCCTTGGATATTCAATCAGCATTTCCATCCCGCTACATGAAAGCCGCCGATCTTCCTCAGCCAAAGACACTTACCATTCGCGGAGTCGAGGTTGAACGGATGCAAGACGGCACGCAGAAGCCAGCCGTTTCATTCCATGAGTCTGAGCAACTGTTCATTCTGAACAAGACCAATGCCAATGCTCTTGAAGCGTTGTACGGTCGAGACACAAACTTCTGGTCGAACCAGCGGATCACCCTGTACCAAGCCGAAGCCGAATTCCAAGGCCGACGCATCCCGTGCATTCGTTGCCAGCAGCCTGAGGCTGCACCGGCTGCTCCCGCCCCAAGCCCTGCCCCTGCTCCAAGCAATCAGGGTGAGGTTCCTTTCTAAATCCTTGTCATTCTCTTCATCCCCGGGGGTGCTCCACCTTACCCCCGGGGATATCTTTTATGACACTCTCAGTAAGAGCATGGCACAAGCGCTGCTCAGAAGAAGAACTTTCCAAAGTGACAATCGACCCCGATTGTCCCCGGTGCGAATCTGACAACCAACGTCACATTGGCTCCTACATTGAAGGCTCGGTGGACAACCGAATCGAGACAGTCTACTATCAGTGCAGTGAGTGCGGGCATACGCATCACGCTCACGACTTGGTGACTAACCGAATCTGACCTCCCTCCTTTCCCCCCGGTAGTTGAGATGGCTACCGGGGGGTATTTTATTCGTCGATCCGGCGTCGCGGCAGGGCAAGAGTTGCTGCACGGACAGCGCTGATTCGAGTCTGCGCTTCACCCATTCGAGCAATCGGCACATCTCTCTCGGTGAACTGCGTTGACTGCACCGTACGCTCAAGAGCATTAGCCTTGACTTCATACGGACGGAACACCCCACTCACCAGATCCTCGGTTAGATCCTCGCTGACGTAGTTGGCCTTGAGGATTGCACGCAACTCACCATCAGTGATGTTGAAGGCGCGCATGCTGCGCACGTGACTGTGCAACTGAACCTGCAGGGCACGACGGTTAGCATTGTAATACTGCACTGCATCTTCAATCTCACCCTGCGTGATTTCACCTTGGGTACGGATGACCCTGTTCATTCGTGCACGCAACTCTCGGTCAAGCCGGTTGAACTCAGACACCTTGAACATGAACGCCTGCTTCGGATTGATTGTTTCAAACTTGAAGCCCGACAGTAACTGCATCACTTGGGATGACAAGTCGTACCGCTTGCCGTAGTCATCAACATGGTCATTGGCTGCAAGCATCAGACGCTCAAAGGTCTTGACTGCACCCGGCATGGTTGCACCGAACAAGTGCTCTCCTGCCTGACGAATAAACGATGCAGTGTCTGATCCCGGATCAAACAACGGCCTGCCCATCTCGTCCTGACCACGCAGCAGGTCAACCAGTGCGCTGTATCCAATCTCTTTGCCAATGAACGGCCTGAAGATATGCTCAACAGCGTCAAACATTCTGTTGCTTATGGACTCGTCGTTGCGACCGAACAGTGCAAGGAATGGCTGGCGGAAGTAGACGAACGGATCAACGTACCCATAGTTGATGAACGAAAGTTCACCACCTTCTTTGCGGTAGAACAAAAGCACAGAGTCCTTGTTCCAGAACGGCAGCATGCCACGCACTGCACGCTCTTCTTCTTCATCAACTCCTGCGATGCTACGCATAGCAGTAGCCAAGATTGTAGGCGCAACCATCAGCAGACCCATGCCCATCAGTCGAGAACGACCAATCTTGCGGACTGCAGGATTGTCGCTGGCAAGTTCCTTGCGCGTGATGGCGATGCGACCGATTGATGTCCTGATAAGTTCAGCGGTGAACGAGGGGAAGGTGCCAAGGAACGGGACGTAGCGCAGATACTTGATCGCCTCGGGCACACGACTGTATGTGGGCACGGTGTTGGTGACAATTTCTGCAGCCTCAGCCTTGAGCATATCGTCGTTGCGATTAGGATAAGCAGCACGCAATCGAGCCAATTCAATATCAAACGCGATGACCTTGAAGAAGTCATCCTGCGCTTTGTAAGCACCAGAGAATACGTCCAACACTTTGCCGCCAGCCCTGCGGATTTCTCCGAACCGGGACATGACAGACTCCATATCGGAATCACCACTCGTCCCCCACAGTTGTTCAATCTCTGTGTAATCACTGGTGTCCACGACCCCGAGTTCCAGCAAATCTTGGTATCTGCGCTGCGCCTCCTTGTTGGGCTGCAGGAAAATACTGTTGCCCTGAGTCACGGCTTGCAGAGCCTGCTTGATTGACCGGCCAGAAGTGAAGATCTCATTCAGGTATCCGTTGCCAACCATGAAAGAAATGTTGCCGACCACGTTGCGCACGTGCGTTTCAGGAGACAGAACAGTCTTGCCAAACTTGACGGCTGCATTGAAGCGAAGAAGCAGGCGGACGATTGGGCCGCTGGTGTTGTAATCAGCAGTCTTCTTAGCCAGCAACTCAATAGACTCTTTGACCTCTGGCTCTGCATAAAGACCCTTGAACGGACGCAACGGATCACTGTCTGCCAGAGAATCAAACGGCACCAGTTTGGCTGGCCTGTTCTCTTCGTTGCCACGGAACAAGAACCCTTCTTCAAGACCAAGTTCAACAAGGGACTGGTTGAACGAGAATGTTTCCAAAGATGTGATCATCTTGGTCACTGAGTTTGCGTAGTTTGCAGTGGGATCAGTGGATTCACCCAAGAACGCGCGGTAAGACTGCACCAGTTCGTTGTTGCCCTCGTAGTCAAACGAGTCAAGAGCAGCACGTTCCTTCTGCAGTTTGTCAGTTTCTTGCCGATACTTCTTCTTGCTGATCTTCTTGGCGATCAACTTCTCGTCAAGGGCTTCTTGCTTCTTGTCAATCTTCGCAATGTCTTGCGCCTTGTCACGCTCAACAAGTTTGCGACGCATAAAGATGGTGCCAGCCTTACTGCCCCCGACTGCTGCAGAGAATGCCATCGGCGAATCGCTGGTCTCTGCACGGTACAGAATGTCATCCATCAACTGCTCGATGATCTGTCCCTGTTGTTCTTCAGAGATGTATCGGTCGTTGCGTGTGCCATCTGGGTTGTAGGGATTTTCTTTTGCAGCCTCCTCAAAGAACTGGCGGTACGAATGGTGCAGTGCAGAGCGCATTCGGCTGCGCACCTCCGGGTCAACTTTGCTTGCCCAGTCCGGCTCGCTAAACGCTGCATACTTGCGAGTCAGGTAGAAGCCAATGTTGTCACTGATGACAGTAGCCATCTCTTCCGGCACCAAGCCGGTTGTCGCTGCGATTCGACGAGACAAACTGTCAATGTGCGAGCGCATGTTCTTGATGATCTCGCGCATCTCTGTGGTCAAGGGAACAGATGTGACGGCAGTATCAATATCTTCCACTGGCATCTGAAGCAGACGGTTCACTTCGCCCATAGCGATCTCTCGCTCTTCGCCTCTTCGGAACTTCTTGACTACCTTTCGCCACACCACTTGGTTTAGTTTGACTGCACGATCAATCTCTGCACTGATCTTGCCGTCACGCTCCACGGACTTGCGAAGCACTGACGCGGGAATGCCCCGCTGATACGTGAGGTTCTTGACGGAGAAGCGCTTGACTCGTTTGGCAGCAGAGCGTAGTTGCTCAGTAGTGAGTGCCTTGACATCCCCAACACCACGGCTGAATGCAATGTTGACATCGTTGGTCATGCGACCATCGCCGACTGCAGAGTACAACTGCTTGGCGTCGATGGCGATGTAACTGTATGAATCAGGGTTGACGATGGCTTCAGGGTATTTGCGTGCGAATTCTCTGAGATCTTTACGGATAACTTCGTCGCTTACGATATATCGACCTGAAATTCTGCCTCCAAGCAGCCCATCTTTAAGGGGCAGCCGTCGCTTCATCAAGTCTTTAATCTTTGCATAGTCCTGTTCTACTCTGTAGAAGTCAGCGTACGCCTCCATGTACTCTCTTGATTTCTTGTCGCCCCTCATCCGGTCAAGAGTTTCATTTAGCCGGTTGGTGTATGCAGAGTAGTCCACCCCCGGCTCGTACCTGTTCAGGTATCGCACACCGTCGAAACCTAAGTCTTTGAGAATGAACTGCATGAACTCGGGGTCCATGTGGTCAACTCTTCGAAGAGCCATGTAGTCAACGCCCGAGTATTGCTCTGCAAGTTTTTCAAAGTATGCTTCATACGAACCATGCACCTTGAGAATCTGCTTGTGCTTTGCAGAATAGTTCTTCTTGATCTCTGTTTCCAAAGCATCCATGAGAGAATCTAGTCGCCAAGTCGAAAGGTCCGGCAGAGTCACTGGGTTTCGGATGTCTGCATACAGGGCGTACACGCGGGGATTAGTGTAATTTTGCACAGATCCCGAGAAGCCTCTTGCAACAGTTGGATTGTCAGAAAGGTGTATACCGATCTGGCTCATGTTTGGATCAAACACCAATGGGTCAGAGAACTCTTTTAATGTACCGTGGTACAGGATCTCCTTGACTTTGCTCTCACCCATCGCGGCCCTGAACCGTTTGGTGCGGCGCAGGTTGGGGTTGATGCGGGCCGAGTCAACCTCGTTGCCTTGGAAGAAGAAGTTGGTTGGGTCAACACCCTTGCTCTTACGGTTGGATTCCAACTTGGCTGCAAAATTGGCAATAGCATCTTTCTTTGGCCTGCGTGCAATCACAACACCATTCTTGCCGCCGACTACTTCAACCTCTTCGAAGTATTTCTTGATCTCTGGCAGGTAGAAGTCGTTGTCTTCTGCAACTTGATACGAGTCACCGTTGTGTGTGGTGCCCTTCTTCTTGGAGTTGTACATAGTGAAGTATGCAGTGCCCTCCAACTTGATAGCATCTGCAGCCTGCACGATTGGCAACTCACGCTGCGCTCTAGTTTCGATAACGTTCAAAACGTTCGACAACGTTGCAGTGTCAGACTTGCCGCCGCGAATCATATTTGCAGCGTCGATGTTGTGATCTATGTCGCGGTTGAATGGGTCGTATACAACATTCTTTACGCCATATCTGCGCTTCATTTCTTTCGTGATATCGTCGTACTTGCCGCCACCGATGTCAGCATTGATGCCGCCCCGCACAAACTTCACGATGTCTGCGTACCGCTTATTCATTATCTGCGGCATTTTCTGACTATACTTGATTGAGGTTGCTGCTGATCCTCGGCCTTGCGCAATCGTGCCGGGGTTGTACAACGCAGAGACGCCCTTGCTAAAGCGCACCCGCGTCTGCGGGCTGCGTGATTCGGCAATCGCGTACACCGACATCTGATCGGTGGCATAAATACTAGATGACATCTCAAGAACATCTAGCAGGTTGGCCATTGCATCTGACTCTGGCGCATACAGAGGGTGGCTTTTCTGCAAAGCGCGGGCGACATTCAGCGCGTCCTGCACCGGGAACAGTGGCTCAGGCTTTACGTCATCCGCACTAATGTCTGCTGTGACGGCAAGTTGCCGCTTGACATCATCTGCAAACGCCTCGTTTGTCATTAGTTCCGCAACATACTCCCCAAGGTTTGTGTAGCCGTACATGGGGGCGGAGGCATTATTCTTTTCCAAGGCAACATATTCCAGCGCAGAATTGCCCTCTAGTTTCGGATTTGTTCTAAGGAAATCAAGAACGTCTTTGCGCCGTCTCAGATCTGCGTCCCTTTTGAAACTCATCTCTACTGAGTCATTGGGAGAAGGCGCAGGGAACGGCGGGCCTCCCAACACGCCATCCATGTTTGCCGCAGCCAAAGCCAGAACGTATGAGTTAGCCAAGTCAACTGTGGCAAGGAAAGATACAAATTGTTCAAGTTCTTCGTATGTCTGCTCTTCCTGCTCAGGAGTTTGATCGGAGTCAACATCGCCAATTCTCTCTTCAAGGTCATTGAGATAGGCAACAATGGATTTATCAAGACTGTCGCGCCGACCCTCTAGCGCCATGCGCAACTTCCGCATGGCAAGGAAGCGGTCTCCCATTTCCTTATTGCCTGCAACAATACTTCGCAATGCGTCGGCTTCACCAAGAGCAACAGACGGCCCAATAATTTTTGTAAGTGTCGCAGTGCTGTCATACATTTCACGGAAAGTGAACTGGTGCGTGAGTTCGTGCACAAGAGTGTGAACTATGTTCTTTTGCAGAACACGTTGCACGTGTGGCGGCACATCTGCTGGAATATCTGAATATGTAACTTGCAGGTTTGCAACTGCAACTTCGCCGCCAGCAGTCTCCATGTCCATTTCAACACGGTTCAGGAAGAAGCCTGAGTTTCTTCTCGCCGCAGGGGCAAAAGCAGGTGATGTTACGTAGACCAACTGGTTTTGCAACTGGTTAGGGGCAAACATTGCAAACGCTTTGAGTCGATCTGCCAAGTCAGAATCAATTTGCTCTACCAGTTCAAGGGCGTTGCCGCTTGTTAGTTCGTCTGCTCGTATTGTGTATCCCACTGTTCCGAGCAACTCGGTCATCATGTCGGCGTAACGGTTACGCATGGCTTGCGATCCCATGCGGACCCGCTTCTTTTGCATGCCGTTTACGTGCCTTGCGACAACCGCTTTCGCTCTCTTCTTTAGAGCGGTTCCTCCATCAGTCAAGTCTCCAGCAATGAAGAGTTGTGCAAACGGATCGTTGGCAAGTCTGTCAACTGCCTTGTTAACTTTCCCCATAAGACCAGCCTCAAGGTCTGCTAGACCCAAGGGGTACATCATTGAGTTTTGGAATTCAAGACCTTCTTCAAGATATAAATCTCGCAAGTGTGAAAATACACTGTGCAGCCGGTACGCAGCCGAAACCGTTTTGCCTTCTCTATAAATCTTGGTGCCAAGGCCGAGTTCATCAGCAAACACTTCTTCGGATGAGGTGTCCAACCCACCAAACAGGCCAGCCCTTCTGGACTTGAAGCCGAGCGTTCCCAACTCAAAGGGCACACTGGACGGGTCAACGCCACGGCTGAACCTTGGATCTTCTAGCACCTCGTCAATAGTTGACGGAGCATCCAAGATGTCTTGGTCAATACCCAGCGACTTTCCGCCGAGAGCCATACCTTGAGTCAGATCGCTGGTGCCAGTTCGCTCACTGTATTTCTCGGCCTCTCTTCTCCGGTTGAGCATAGCCTCAAGGCGTGTCAAACCTTCGGGGTCAGAACTGGTTGGCGTAAATGCCAGCCGTGTACGCCTCATCAGAGAGTCGTACATTTCTCTGCGGGCTTTCTGGTCGGGCCGCAAACGCTTTGCTTTGCGATACGATCTGCCAAGCAAACGGGCAATACGTTGCCCTTTGGTTGCAGCGTCGGAAAGCAGTCCGGCAAACGGGTTGTCTGTAGCAGACTCCATAACACCGCGTCCAACTGCAGTTGCACCACGGCCAATAAGTTGTCCAGCCTTGTAGGTTGCCACAACAGATGCCATCGCGGCAAGCATTGCGCCACTGCGTGCAGTCCTGCCGAGCACTTGTGTTTTTGCTAGAGCCTCGTCCAAAGTATCTTTGAAATCTTCAAGGGCGACACCTTTGAAGAGTTTGGCTTTCCGAAGCACCTCCTGATACTGAGACGCCTGCTTGTCCGCGTCTGGGTTGATGTCATCATCCATGCGTACTTCGGCAAGGATGTTGGCGATCTGCTCATAGCGACCAAAGATTGGGAAGTTGTCTGCAAAAGATTTGATGCCAAGTTTTTCGAGAACACCAGCAAACCACTTGTTGACATCCACATAGTCAAGCCCACTAGTGAATGCAGCAAACATCTCACTGGCTTTGGCAGGGTTGTTTACCAGTATGATCTCGATGTAGTAAGCCATCGTTTCTTCAAGCAGACGGTTTGTTGCACCGTCTTTTGCAAGTGGCAGATCTAAAGACCACTTGTAATCTGACAGTTCAAACAAGTTCTGCAGCAAACCCATCAACTCAGTTCGGTCAATAAATTCTGTGTCGAGGTTTATGTCCCGACCCAAAAGTTTTTCCAAAGCCTTTTTGAGTTCAGGCTCACTGGACAAAGCCTTAGCAAATCCAGCAAGCAGAGCGTCTTGGTCGCCGCTGAAGGCGTTACTGATAGCCTTCTTCATGTCCTCATCAGAGGCGTTGTCTACAAAAGTGTGCCACGCTTCGTGTGCGATGACAGCCTGCAGTGCAGTTTGGATACCTGCTTTTTGTGCTTGCAACGTCTGTGCATGAATGACATAGATAGGCGCACCATCGACCGGAGTTGCCAAGAACTCACGGCCTTCAGTGAAAGCACCGTCAACAAAAATCACAAAGATGCCGCGCGCGCGCAAGTGGTCTTGCAATCTTTGTGCAGCAGGACTCGGCGGTGCTACAACCTTGCCACCCCCGAGGCCAATCTTCTGGAAGAATGCACTAAGCCTGCTGGTAGGTGCAGGCTCACTTACTCCTTCTTCTTTCGCCTCCGTGTCCGCATCGGTAGCCTCCGAGGTTGCGCCTCGGGAGAATCGGACTGGGTCTTCACCCTCTTCGTAGTCTTCAATTTCTTCTTCAACATCTTCCTCTGGTGAAACTACAGGTGGCAGTTCTTCGGATGCTTCGTCAGCGGCTTCTTCCAAGCCTTCTTCTGCACGCATTCCGTTGCGTAGCGTGTTCTCCCAGTCGGCGTACCCTTCGGCATTAGTGTCAGTGTCGCCAAACTGCTCCATGTAATTCTGGAATAAGACTTCGCGTAGGGCAAAACTTACATTGCCGTTCTCAAGCCAGTCCCGTACGTCGTTGTCAGCAGAACTCTCGGCACCCTCTCTGCCCTCGCCCAGAGTGGTGAGTCCCTCGTACTCGTAATAGTCGGCAACCAGTTCCTCAAGAAAAGCCTCGGCTTCTTCTTCTGGGTTCGCCACCTCTTCAAAATCTGGGGTCGATTCTACTTCTGGGTCTGTAACTGTTTCGATGTCTGAACCGGCTGCCTCGGTGGCAACAGCCTGCTCTTCCGCTTCCCGCACACGCTTGATAGATTCTTTCGCCAGTCCAGCGAACGAGAGAAGTTCTGTTGCCGACATAGACTCAAAGAAATCAGCGAGTTCGTTTTGACCCATTGCACGGGCACGCTCAACAAACTTCTTGCCATCGACCTTGCCGCCATTGATGACCATTGACTCAACGATGAAGGCAACAATCTCGGGGGCCACCGCTGCGAGTTCAACTTTCCTAAGACCAATGACTCCATCCCGTGAAAGTCCTGAAGGAGAAAGCGAGTAGGGAATGCTAGTGCTGGGGTCGCCAAAGATATCTGACAAATCCAGTTTGCCGTCACTGTTACGCATTGCGTCAGTAATGGCGTTGATCTGGTCTTTGCTCAACACGGAGTTGCCGTCCGCGTCTTTTAGTGCAGCCAAAAAATCGCCAGCCCGCTGGGGGTTGTTCAAGCCACGCAGGTGGTTAAGGACTGCGATAGTTCCCCTAACACTTGCACGGTTGCTAAACCTAGTTTGCTGCGTCAGTTGCTGGAGGCGCATGTGCCGCAGGTATGCAGCCTGTACTTCCTGCAGGTTGTCTTCAGTGACTTCTGGAACAGTACCGCCTTCGTAGTTAGCCGTAACGACTGGAATCATCGTGTCACCAACTGCGATGGGGTTGTGCCGCATCAACTCAACGAACGACATACTGGCACCCACGGGTCCAGTGGGTCCACCCACAGCAGCAGCAACAAGCGCTTCCTTGAGGAGTTGTTGCATGTATTCGTCAGACCAAAAGTTGCCAAGAGATTCTGGATCTCTCCGCACATAAGTGGTAAACGCGCGGCGCACAACGCTGTCCAAAGATTCTTGGAAAGATTCTCGGGCTGCACCAGCAGCCAGTGAACTGGTCAACCCGGCAGCCGTTTTGCCCAAGCCACTCCTGACAAAGATGTCCATGTCGCGAGCCAGTGTCTTGGTAAGCAACGGCCCGAACCCGGGCACCCTTTGGATCAAACGACCAAGGCCACCAGACGTTTGCTCTGTCAGGTACGTGATACCTGCAGCGACAAGCCCGTCTGTGAGGGCCATCTGCCTGCCCTCTTCAGACAGTTCACCATTTTCGTCTACGAACCCTGCGGATTTGTAATACTTCTTGCGTTCTCTGAAGAACATAGCGCCTGAAAAACCTGCGCCGGTTACTGCGAACCCAACAAAGCCCAACTTGGCAGGAGCCAGAAGTACGGACACACCCAACTGCACCGCCATCTGTGCGCCACCTTGGCCGAAAGCAAAGGCAAAAGAATCCCGGTCTGCCGTAGACAAAGTTATGCCGAGGTTTTTCTCGACACGTTCAAGGTGCTGGTCTACTTTCTTTTCGACAGACTCCAGAGAGTAATTCAGCGCCGCTGTAGCACCTCTAAGTTGAGGGTTATCAAGTCGGTGCGCAATCCTGCTGTACGCTTCTCCAATAGTTTCGCGCTGCAGTGCGGCAGCGAAACTAGCCAGTGACGGCAAGTCTGCCGCAGCAAACTGAGTAACACCTGCAGCAGCCTTCTGCGTGAAGAAACTCAAATCCCTGAACTGCTGCTTGTAGTTGACAAGGTATTGACCAATGCCTGTCTCTGCAGCCACGTAACTTTCTGGGTCTTGGGTGAGGAACCGCTTGCGTGCGTTGATGCGCAGTTCTTCTTCACGTTGCACCGCAATCTGTTCTTCAAGAGTTGCAAGCGACTCAACCAAGTTATCAGGACTGAGGGCTAGTTCCTCTGGATCAAACAACCGTCGCGTGTACTGGCCCGGTGCAGATTCATCAAGAGACTTTGCAATCTGCTCAAACTTTTCTTTGGTAATGACGTTGTCTTGGGGCAACATCCTAAGCACGGACTCATAGCCCGGCAGGACAGCAACATCTTCACGAAGAACAGAGCCGTCGTGACGCATGGTTTGTACGGCTACGCGAACACCTTGAGACGGATCGCGGGGCAACTTGTACCCCGGTCGCATCTTGTATCCCCGAGCAACAAAACTTTGTGGCCCACGCCCGAACTGGATGTCGGTGCCCGATGGCTCACCTCCAATCGCTTCAAGTCCGAGAGAGATTGGGTTGAATGTGCTTGTGCCTACGCGCTGGATGCCGCCCTCTTGGAAGGCAACACGAAAGTCGCGGGCTGCAGCGTCGGCGGCTAGTTTCTGCTGCGCACTTTGCAGCGTCTCGTCAAAGTCTTTTGGTACCTGCCTTGCAACATCAAGGGCAGCCCGAGACTGCTCGTTGAGTTCTTGGTCTACTTTGAAGTTTGCTAAGTCCGGGACTTTCGGCCCCTCCGGGGCGCTGCCAAATCCTAAATCGTTGCTCATTGTATTTCCTTATCGTGGCGAAAACGCTTGACCAGTTGTTGCGACTGCAACAGGATTGGCTTTTCCCGCAGCCAATGTTGATTCTTTTGCCTGTTGTTCCGCTTGGAATTCAGCCTCGCGGCTAACTGCACGCTGTCCAGACTGTGCGTAGATAGTAAGCAGCCGGTTGCCAATGTCTCGGATGTTAGACTTGAATGCTGCGTCCAAATCGCGCTGGTGCTGTGGGGCATTTACAAATGCTTCGTACTCTTCAGTTGTAACTATGCTTTGCTCTTGCGGGTTTGGTGGACGGAACTCTGACGGGTTGGCAGCAAGGGCTTTGTATGAAACGTCATACCCACCAGTCTCGGTAATATCTTTTCCGGCTTCGAGTTCACGGCCCATCATGGTCAGCGGCAACTCCATTGCGGCGCTGCCCTGACCAACGGTTGGCGTGCGTGGATTCACGCGACGCTCAACTCTTCCAGAACCTTGCGCGGTTTGCGGAGTGCTGGCCTGCGTCAAAGGTGGCGGCTTTTCACCGTGTGTTCTCTCGTACAAGATTGCACTGCGCGCCTCTGGTGGGTACATTTGCAACTCACGCAAAGTGATTGGGTTAGGCGCGCCGGGGTTCATAATTCGACCTTGCTCCAACTCGCGATTGATGCTGTTGCTCAATCGCTCCATCTCCGCCTCAACAGCGACCAGAGCCATCTGCTGCGGAGCAGTGCGTTCGTCAAACATATCTATTGCTTCGAGCCGTGTGATCACTGTGCCATCTGGCTTTTTCATGCCGACCACTGATTCAATAAACGTGTCAGCCTGCGACAAGTGTTGCACTAACAGTTCGCGCCGGGCGTGGTTGCGGTCGTATGCCAGTTGCATAGGCAGCACGGCATCCTGTGTGGCAGACTGAATGTGGTGCTCGGTCATGCGGGCACGCGCAAAGTTTTCGTAACTCATCATCACTGGCCTGTTAGGGCCATTGGGGTACAAGCCCTGTGCAGCGTTTTCATCAAAGGTTTTTATCAACGCAGCGGTTTGTTGTTGATATGCGGCAAACTGCTGCTGGAGCATGCTGCCACCCTGCGCTGTGGCTGGATTGGATGCCTCTCTGTTTTGCCTGTTTGTTTGCACAGTCTGCTGGTGGCCCACATCTAGGGCTTGAAACTTTTCCTCCAGTTTCTGTGCAAATACACCAGTATCCAAAACCAGTTTGTTCTGGGCTTCTTGCAAACGCTGTACTGCTTCGGCTTGGGTAGCAACTGCCTGCGCACTCTGCATACGCTCCTGCAAGTCTCGCGCTTGCCCTTGCAGTCCGAGCAGCGCTTCAGTACGCATGTCCTCGTCTAGTGATGTATCGGTGTTGACAGCGTCCATTTCACGCTGCAACTTCTGCACATCGCCAAGCATCGCAGTGTCGCCAGTAGATCCTGCGTACCGTTGCACGGCGCTGATAATCGACGGCATGCTTTGGATGACAGTCTTTTGGCCTGCGGTCGGGCCAGTGCTGGTTTCTGGCACAACAAATCGGTTTTGCTCTGCGCTAAACTCTACGTCAGTTAGGCCGTCAATTTCTGAGTCATAGCGTGCAAACTTGCCACCGCCCATATTGATGATCTGGTCATCCTTAAGGCCCGACGTATCTACCTCACCGCCATCGGTGTACTTGGCATCGACGGGCTTGTTGAGATCGGGAGCATCTGGAACAGTGAACTCATCCTGCTGTGCAACGGTTCGGAATGCGCCTGACCTTCCACGCTTGCGCTCACGTGCCTCACGGGCTGCTTTACGTGCAGCATCGCGTGCAGACCTGTTTGCTGCAGCGGCTTGGTCGCGTATATTTTGATCATAGTCACTGCTATCAAGTCCGGCTTTTCCGTCGAGATTTCGGTTGACCTCTCTCATGCCCCTCACATCGATGCGCGTTCTAAGTTGTTCCTGAGTTAACTTAGCCATGATTACCTCTTAGCAGAGTTTGCGATTGACGAAGCAGGCTGCAGCACTGTACCACCAGCCTTGGTCAAGGCCGTGAAACTCGTCAAGTTTCCTGCAGCAGTTTTGTCAATGACCCCACCAAACAATTTGACGTTGCCGAGTGCTAAGAACTCTCCAGATGTTTTAGCCCGCACCTTACTAAAATCAGCCAGACCGTTGTACACAGCCAGTCTGGTGCTGTCGCCTGCAAGATCCGCGTCGCTTTCGTGTCGGTAGGTTCCACCGACAACAGTGATTGCAGCAGGGGCAACACCGAGTGAGGCTGCATTTGTAGCAATCTGCCCAGAGTCTTTGGTGACAAACGTGCCGCCTGAAATCATAAGGCTAGACTTAGCAGCCTTGGTTACAGCACTGCATTCGACCAGCCCGCTGTCCATTCGGATATCACCAGTGTTGGTAGCGGTGCTTGGAATTACCACCTTGCACGCAGGCGACACGTTGCTCACCGTCAAAGCATTGCCATTGGTCGTACTGTCTACGCTATCCACCGTAATGTTGCCGGATACCGAGCCGCCGACAAGGTTGGTTTCCGAAATCTCACCAGCAATCTTGAGCGTGGCACGGTTGCTGGACACGTTGACGATGGGGAAATCGCCAGAGAAGTTGTACATAAAGCCAGACCCTGCAAGGTTCAGGGTCTGCTCTGCATCTGCATGAGACGCATCAGTCTGGATTCGCAGCGCTGCATTGCGCGTGCCAATGTTTCCGGTAAATCCTTCGGACACCGACATTTGGTACAGCACGACGGCTGACTGGTCGAGGCCGTACAGCACATCGAAAGACCCATCGGTAAAAGCAACCAAGTCATCACTGGCAGGCTTGGTGCTGCCGCTCCAGTTGGCTGCAGTGTTCCAATCGTTTGGTCCTGCGTTTGCTGTTGGGTCCGCAACGGTGTACGCAGTTGAACCGTCATCTGTTACAGCCAGAGTAAACGGTCTGCCCGCCAAGGCTGCAGTGACTGTCACCGTGTCGGTGGCGACTGTAAACGTAACCTGCTGGAACAACGACTGGCTGCTGCTTGCACAGGCTGCCTGCACTGCCGCCGCAGTTGTGTTGTTGTTTGTGTCCGCAACAGTATGGGTCACAGCCTGCGTGCTGCCGTCTTCAGCAGTCATGGTGATAGTTACCACATCACTCGCCGCTGATGTAGTGAACCGAATAGTCTTGACTTGGGCTACCGCTGTGGCCCCACCGTTCCATCGTCTGTAGTTTGGCATTACTGGAGATACACCGAGATATTTGCAGATGGGTCAGCACTTGCATCTGCGGTAGTAGTGAGAAGACGCACCGAGTGCACGCCCTGAATGTCAACATTGAACACTCCAGTGGTGCTGCCACTTAGAGTCTTGGCGCTGTTGGTAAAGTTCTCGCCGTCCGCAGAGAACTGGACCGTGGCCACACCGGAACCAAGGGTGTACGAGTTGTCGGGGTCTGGGAAAATACTGGCACCCATGTAGCGGTACGATGCCACCTTTGCCACAGAGGAGGCACCGGCAGGATCAGCCAAGTTAATTCTCAGACTTGTCTTTATTCCCATACTTGAAAACCTTGTTTAATTTCTCCTGCCGCTTTTTACAGCCGCAGTCTTTCTTCTTATATCTTCGGAGTGGGGTCTGGTTGATTAGGGCAGCAATCGAGTCCCCTAGGCCCCTAGACTTGTTTCTGCCAGCCTCCATACAGGCGCTGCACTGGTCTGAAGTAGGCTTATCGTGCCACCCAAGAAGGCACTTTCCGTCGTTGTAAAACTTGCAGTCGCTCACTGTATGCTCACTGGTTGTAGGATTGTCAATCCGTTTCCTGATTTAATTAAGAACTCTTCGCCATCATCGGTGCCCGTCGCTTCATCTCGGAAATCGCTGGCTAGTTCGCTTATCCCCACGCCCATGAAGTAGACGCCCAGCCCGTCAATCGGGTTCGGGAAGTCTCGTCCACCCTGTGTTTTGACATAGCCATCTGCAGGCGGGAACGCACCGAACAATGAACACAAACCTGCAGAGATATTCATCCTACCGTTGTGAGGATGCACAGCAAGTAGACGCGCTTTCTGACCAAATCCAGTTGTGCCATTTTGCAAAAATATGTTGTCTTCTGGACACGATTCAACCGGATCAAAAAAGGGTTCCTCACAAGGCAGGAATGCGCCAAGGTTTTGATATATCAGCCCTTGAAAAACACCTTGATCATCTGGCACTTCACCCTGAAAAAAGGAAAAGAAATAAGGCGGGCTTGGCTCATCGAATGTGCCGTCACACTGCTCCTCCAAACTGATCACTTCTGTGGAAACCATGACAAGATCCAAAACGTGCAGAGGGTGTATGTAAGTTTCGCCAGTCCCGTAAATACCTTCTAGAGTACTCGGCCCGTAAAACATACCCCCAAATGCACCTAATTGAACAGGGGCTGAAACCTCTCCTGACTCTTGCTCTCCTATGCATTCTAACTTTTGCACTACGTCAGGGTCATCTTCGTAAATAATTCGATCCATTTCTACGGGCAGACCCTTGCTGGTAACAGTAGGAAGATCATTTGCCATAGCAAACGTAGGACGGTAGTAAGTCGAGTAGGCGTAGTTGGTTGGCCCTGCAGTGGAACTCGGCCCCGGGTCAGGGTTCATAGTAACAGTAAACCCAGCGTTATTGACATCGGTGCCTGCCTCGGTAAACAACGCAGTGCCAAGATGTGTGATGCGCAAAAACTTGCGGCCTTGGAAATTTTCAAATTCTTCGGTGAAAGAAAATAGCGGAGGCGGTGCTCTATCTAGTGGCGTATTTGGTGGTGAAACAACTTTAAATCTTCCATTTGGCGCAGGCGGCGCAAATATTGGTGGGTCTAAATTTTGCGGACTTGATGCGTCGCCCAAGAAATCGCTGCTGTCATCTAATACCCACAGTTGAACTCCATCGTGCCAGTAGGCTTCGTTGCCGTTTGGAAAAAAACCCTGATCAATAAATCCTTGTATTTTTGCTTCACTCAGATAGGTCATAAACTGCGCATCGTCTTGCAATGCAGGAAACCCCTCATTGCTAAAAGCGTCAGCGCAATACACTGGTTTGCATGTGTACCAGCCAGCCGGGTTTGTTTCGCAGCAACAGACTCGTTTGAGCAGGGCGGACACTAGTCACACTCCACAGACAAATCGGGCTTCGCATACACCACGCAATAAACTTCGCCCTCAGGAAAATCAGCATCTACTTTTTTTGCGAACGCAGGAGCCGCAACAAAAGGGGGAAAGAACGTAACCATTACACCGCTTTCAAAAAAATCTAGTACGGCTATATCTGCACCCGGCACGCTGCCTACTGCTACGCCGTGCAGTGCTTGTCCCGGTGGTGGTGCAACAACCCCGTTGATAACGTTGGGGATGCCAGATATAGAAGTTGGCAAAGACTCCATCCACTCTTGCACCTCGCCAGTATAGTTATTGATAGCAAAGTCACCGTCGAACACAACGTCAACGCTGCTATTATCTCCGCCAACTACCTTTGCAGGCAGCATGACAGGCGATTGGCCAGAAACTTTTTCTGCTGCACCCATGCGGTCAGTCAGTTGACCAAGGTCTGCTGACACAATATCGAGGGCATTGGTCAACTCCTGAACCTTGCGCTCAAGAGCCTCTATGTATCCGTTAAAATCTCTAGACAACGGATGTGGGGCTGGCATCAGAGGCTCCAGTTTGCAGGCTTGTACTCGGGCGCTATATCAATAACGTGTTCCTCTTCCTCTTGTTTGAACCCCTGCACCGGAAACGAGTTGAAGTCGTACACCAGTGACATCTTGTACTCGTATCGAATCTGGGCTTCATTGCCGGGCACATCAATGGCCAAACTAGTAGTAGCAGTAGATTGCAGCCCCTCCAGCAGCAAAGTGCCGGGTGCACAGGTGAACCCTGCAATATCGACTGAGTTCGACGAGACAGTTCGAATAAACTCACCAAATATGCGCATTGGGTTTGCCCCGACGCTCACCCTGTCCAGCGTGATGCGAATCGCAGATCGCGGGTGTGATCGGGTTCTAAGTTCTGTTACTTCTTCTGCAGTGAACTTCTTGCTCACTGGAGACCCGTCAATCATCGCACCGAATGGCAGGCCAAACCTAAAAGTGCCCGGCCCGGAATCCCCTTCATCCTTGGCTTTGGTATAGATCGGGGTCGGCAGCGTAATTGTAGAAAACGTTGCCAGTTGCCTGCTCGTAAATACCGGCCTGCCGCTGTAGTCAATCTGCAACTCGACAAGATTGCGTGCAATCTGGCGGCCATTAACCCGAGACACCGGCAGCCCATTGTGCCCGGGCGAATAGTACCTTCCCGCGTCTTCTTCAAAATACTTGTTGACTGCGTCGCGGATAAGTTGAGGGCCATCGGTGTCACCCTCAGGATTCTGCACAATAACCATAGCCCGTACGCGCATCTGGTCATTCAAACCATCTGCGCTGTACACGCCCTGCGTGCCTTCGTAAATGTTGTTCTTGACACGCAGGTTCATGCGCCCAGTTCCTCAGCAATGCGTCGCGGCAGGCTTTCAAGCAACTCAATAACCCTGCCTAAATCACCGTCAGACCTACCCTGAGCGGCATTTTGAAACAGTTCTGGAGCCTGCGCTTGCGTGATGACATCGCTGCCAACACGCTCACGCGCCTCTTTCGCCAATGACTCCAAACTCGGCATCTCAACCTCACGGCCTTCGAGCAACTTCATCTGCTCGACAACTTCTGGGTTGTCCATAGGGTTAGCCATTATGTGGTTTGTGCTCCAATAAAGTCATCAGCCGCTGCACACATCATTTTACCTGCCAAGGCAATTCCGACAACTGGCTGCTTTGGATCGTGCTGAATTTGCATCTGTTGGATAATGCACGGCATGGCTTGGAAGGACTGACTATTGCCAGAAGCAGCAGCCGTTCCGGAGAACACAAAGTCAATCTTGATATCATTAGTAACAGTGCCAGCATCCGTGCCTTCTACCCGTTGTTTGACTAACTTCTGGATGCCCGGTGCTTTTGTTGCAACCATTACGCCAGTCAACTGGAAGTCACAGAGAACCTTGTCCCCGTGGTCAAACGTGGTGCGCGTGTCCCCTGACCCAGTAGTCTCTACAACAGCAACGCTGAAGTTGAAAGTTGCACTGGTGGTCTTGATAAGAAAGACATCATCAGCGTCGCCCTGCTGTGTCGCATCAGACGTAATGATAGCGCCAGTAATGCTACCGTTGTTAGCATTACCAAGCGCAGTTCCCGGACGGGCTGCAGCAGCATTAGCCATTGGTTACTCCTATCAGGTGGCGTCTACGGCAACCCAAGAGTTGGAAGAAGGATCGGCCTTGAGGTACAAACGAGCGTCGGCGCTTGTGCCTCCCGTGTACAACCAGATCCAACCTTCGTCGCCAGTAGAGGGGGTAGCAGAATTGACTACAAACAAAGGCTGGCCCTTGAGGTCGCCATCGTTTGGAACGTATCCACCAAAGGTTTCAGCCAGTTGCTGAATAATGTTGTGACCAGACATTAGTATTGAACTCCATTAACAGTGACAGTATTGTCGTGCAAGTACCGACTCAACCGCGAGTCAGTAAACCCAGTGATTGTGCCGAACTCAGATGGATCAGCGTTGTAGCCAAGCGTTTCCGAACGGATGGCCTGTCGATCCAACTCGATGCTAGCGGCCAAGCGGCGACGATATGTGGCCACGTAACCGTGCGGTGAGTTGGGCAAAAAGAACTGCTCTGCCACTGCAAGGCAGGAAGCAATAATTGTTTCGCCGTGCAGCGGGCCGCCCAGTGGCTTGCCAGAACTGCTGTACTGCGGCTCGTTGATCATTTTGTACTTTAGGACATATGCCGCATCTGGGATTGGGAAGAATGCAATCCGGTGCGTGGTGCCTGCAGTAGCGCTATCAGCGTTCATTGAGTAAACGGCAGCCACACGCGGCTTATCGTCACGATCCTCCAAGTATTGCATCATGTCCCGCAACTTGGATTCACTGGTAATCTCGATGGTCTGATCTGCAATGTTGGGATCAGTGCCGTAGAACGTGTCGTAGGTCAGCGGCCCTTCGATGCCTGCAAAGTCTGCAGGTAGGGCGTAGGTGCCGTTGTAGTGCACAGTGACTGTAGCCGCCCCATTCCCGACTGCAGCGTCAATAGTACTTGAAGTCATTGCAGTGACCAGATACTTGACGCCAGACACCGTAATGTGGGAAACCTCAAGGTAGTCACTTGTCAGAAATGTGCCAGATGTGCGAGTAAACACGCCGCTAGAAAAAGTGCCTGCGGCTTCTTCGCTGGCGGCATGAGTGTTTAGGGTTTCGATGCTGCGCAAGAAAGACCATCGGTGCCCTACGCGCTCGCCCTGCAGTGGCTCTGGCGTGTAGAACTGCCGCAGCCCACGCTTGACGCAGGCTGTGATGTCAGCGTTAGTCGTGCTGCGTTCGTACCCGAGCGCCCGCGCGACTTCCGCCTCAATGTCATCAATGGTTACTTCTAGGCTCATGGTGCGATGTAAACGTAAACGTCAGCGGTTCCGCCGCTACCAATGGCACTGGCGAAAGTCACAGTAATTGTGCCTGCAACAGCGGTGCCACCCATGTCGGTTTGCACATATTGCTGCTCTGTAGTTGTGGCGCTGTGGTCTGCGTTGCCAAGAATGTCCATGCCATTGGAGTCAACCAAGGTTTGAATAGCCCGACCAGTGCCACTGTTGTTGTCGACAACTACAGCAATGACTGCGCCAAAATGCTCGCCATCGGTCGTGGCTGTGGTGCCGCTGGCGGCTACGGTAAGTTTTGCTGCGTAAACTTCTGAACTCATGTCACTTTACCCAAGCCCCAAGGCTTTCCCTTTTTGTATTTGTGTGTCGCTGGAAGACTGGCAACCGTGCCAAATCTGTCTGCTAGATACCCTTCGATAGCAAGAATTTCCCCGTCGCTGATTGAGCCGCCGCCCAAAATAATTTCGCCAATCTTGCCGTCAAAGGTTGCAAGGTTTCCATTCGGACCCTGACCTGCAACATGGAAAGAGTTGGCGTTGCTAATTTCATTTAGGTTGGTCCTACTGCCATCTTGCGTGCCATCAAGGCGAACAATACTTGTGCCGCTAGAACGATACCCCGCAATAATGTGAGTGGCTCCAATTGTAACCGAAGTCGTTCCGGTGACAACTCCTCCACTAACACTGCCTATGTATTGTTGAACCTTATTGCCGCTTGTTATGCGAAGCAGGTATTCATCAGCACCAGTATGCTTTGCCAGCAGGGCCATGTGGTTGGGAACCGAGTTGGGCTGCACAACAATAAAAGTGTAGAAGTCGCCATCGTCAACGTCCATAGCATCAATGTCGCCGTAATCCATGTGGTCGGCCTCGGATCTGGTAAATTCAAGAACATCCAAGCCATTTATGGTTGCAGCGGCAGGTTGATCTCCACTGGCGAGTTGCACAAGATTATTGCCGTTGCCAGAAGAGTCCAACCAACTGAGCACCTGAACACTAGTGCCGCCCTGTTGCCAAGCCGTAAGCGGGGCAACCAGATCGCTAGGCGACCATGCCTTGGCGTAACTACATGGGAGACAAGAAACTGCGACCATTACTTGCGAACCTTGCTCATCACCCAGTCATAGAGCGGGCGACCAGTCACTCCGCCGAGGACGTAGAAGAAGAAGAACGCTCCGGTGCTGGCGAAGAACGAGTCGATCCAGTTGGAAATAGAATCCATCGGTGTTTCCATAACTTCCAGCCAGAACCTAGAACCGTCGCTGTTGCCACCACGCCGCTGGCTATCGCCGTGGGGAGCAGGATGTAGTCCGCGTAGCGCTCCACGATGAACGCCAGCAGAATCAGAGCCACCCCTATTATCATCGGAATGGCCCCCCTGAGTGGCAGGCCGATGAATCGTGTTACCGTCATCAGTATCATGCCGCCCAGTATGGAAATCCCCCCGACCCAAACGAGTGGGTCGAGGGGCGTTTGTAAAGGGGGAGGCGTCAAAACCTCCGGGGCTTTCGCCAGATTACTTAGCGGACTGGTCTTGCACGCTGCGAGACTCAAGAGCAGCAATGCGGATTTCATGCTCCACACTGTGCTTGGCAAGTTTTTCGACCGTACTGTCAAGGCGCTCAATGCTCCTAGTTAGTGTTGCCATACTTGCCGAAAGTCTCGCAAAGGCCCAAACCACCCCGCCAACCACGACAACAATGTTGCCTACAGCCAACGGGATCTGCCAGTCCATTTAGCGCTCCGAAGAGATCATCACATAGTCAACAGCCGTGACACATGCCGCAGCGGTGTTGCCATTGGTAATCGCAATAACAGACCCGAGCATTTCATCATCGGGAATGTTGGTATCGAGAGTACCGGCGCTTTCACCGTCAACGAACACAGTCACTTCACCACCACGGACCCGGAAGCCAATCTTCATAAAGTCCGAAATGCCTTTGCCGGGAGTAGCGGCAGAGGAGGAAGCAATGACTGCAATGTCAGACAACTTTGATTCGGTGTCGTTCTTGACGCACACGAAGTCCAAAGAGTCAGAGTCATCTGGATCAATTTGGAATCCAATCATGTCGTCCAGATTGTGAATCGAAGCAGATGTCAACGCAGCAGTCCCCGGCGTAACTGACAACCCAACGAACGCTGCGCCTGCTGGCGTAGTGCCCGAAGAGGTTGCAAACCGGATGCGTGCCTCGAAGTAGACTTCTTTGTCCAACTTGACAAACTCAGTGTCGGAACCCAGTTGCGCACCGTCATCAGCGTTCGTACTCACGGTGCTGATCAACACAACTCCGCCACGCTCATCAGCGCCAGCAAAAGTAGGGTTGGCTTCAGATCCAGCGTCATTGAGTTCAACCGACTGATAACCGTTGTCAACAGGGTTGGTTTCAAGGAAATCATCAAACCGGGTAAATCGGCGTCCCGGGTTAGAGATTCCTTCCAAAATGGGTGCATCACCGATTGCACCACCGTCATATCGCACTGCCATGTTAGGACACCTTACTCAAGAGGAAGTTGCGGCGACGGTCAGTACACATGAAGTTGAGAGTGGAGTCCACGAACACCTGCATAGTGGTGTGCTGACCCGGAACTTGGGTCGGACCTTCTTCTCGCATGTACTCACCAGAGAGGAACACGGGCTTGAGAACACCCCAGTTGATACCGTACACAGGGTCGGTACCGTTGGTGGTGTCGGACTCAAGGTGTGGCACCCACATCACAGGAACTTGACGGAACACAAGTTGACCGTCTTTCGATGCAATGTCGTTGCCAAGGTTATCGTTTTGTGCTTCGAGGGCTTCCTCAAGGCGACCGATAACGTTGTAGTTGGTGTAGTAGCCATAGTTGCTGCCGGTGTTGTAGTCGGCAACTGGAACTGGTGGCTTGAAGTTGGTAAACAACGATGCCTTACGCCACTTGCGAACGAGGTCAGTCTTGTTGACTTGATCGTAGTCCGCGAAGTAGTTACGCCACGCAGAGTTTTCCGACAGGCTGGAGTCGATGCCAGCAGAGTCATTGAACTGCGTACCGTCTTGGGCAAATGGGTTCTTACCAGTAAATCCATTGTCACCGTCAGTGCCCTTGGCAACGTGGTATGCAATGCCGTATGGGTGGGTGGTGTCGCTGGTGGTGGGAGGCGCTTGCCAGAAGTTCTTCTCCATCAACTCTGCAAGAGAGATCATGGCGTCCGTACGACGAATCTTGACGAGTTCGACGATACGAGCGGGCGTTGCGTTGAATTGCACCTCACGACGCTCGAAAGCGTAGTTGGTGGTGCAGTGACGCCACGGAATGTTTGCCGTGGTCATAACGTCAGCAATGTTGACATTGTCACTCTCAAAGAGGCCCACGTTCTTGGCTGCACCGGATTGCTTCAGCATGATGTTGTACTGAATCGCTGTACCGGATTGGTACTGAACCTTGTATTGGTCCAGCAACTTTCCAAGAGCATGGTATTCCTGCAGCGTGGATGCAAGTTCAGTGAACTTGAGACGCCCCAGATCCTTGAGGGTCACAGTAATCAGGTCTTGAATCTGATCGGCTTGTAGTGCCATCTGTAAATCCTTCTAAGAAAAACCAGAGTCGCTTACTCTTCACCGCCGAATCCGATGCCAGCCTCTTCCATATACTTCCGAACAGAAGCCCGTGCAGCCGCCTCCGGCGACTGTGGCTTGCCATTCTTCTGTGTAGGACGGCTAACAAACTTGCCTCGGCGTTGGGCAACGGTTGATTCAGTGGATGCTTGCTTGGCGGCGGCTACATCGTCTGCGAACAGACCGTTCAGTGCACGGGTAAACAGAGTCTGCTCGTCAGGCACCGCCCGACCTGCAGCCTCATACCCGTTCGCTAGAACGTTCATCTCTTCGAGAACTTGCACCCGGCGCGTAAGTGCACCAGAATCATCAGACAGAGATTCCGTCGATCCGGTGCCGAGCAGCGACTCGAAGCCCGGTCCTAGATCGGAGACAAAGGAGTCGAATTCGTTTACGACTGCCTTCTCTGCCTGATTGTCCAAGAAGGAGTTGTACTGCCCAAGTTGGGATTCCAACCCCTCAATGCGGTCCCGGTACTGTTTGTCCATCTGTTCAAGGACAGGCTTCAGTTCATCCGGGACATTATCAAGGTCGATGCCCTCAAACTGCTGCCGCTCTTCTGATCCGGCACCACGGCCTTCCAAAATGCGGACAGTTCGCTCAAGGGCTTCGACTGTGCCAAGATCTTCGATGTCGGATTCCGTAAGACCAACCTCTGCAGCACGCACAGCAAGGTCTTCCAGTTCCTCGTCCATCTCGGACTCTTCGTATTCTTCGTAACTTTCACCCTCTTCTTCTTCGCAATCGCCATCTTCGCAGTCTTCTTCGGACTCTTCTTTGGCATGCGCAGCCTTGCGCTCTTCAATGTATTCAGCGAGACGCTCGGCAACCTCATCCTCTTCGTGGTCAACGGGTTCTTCGACCACTGGTGCAGAGGATTCGACTTCTTCAGTTGGTTCTAGTTCTTCAGACATATAGCCTCTCTAATTGTCGTATTTACCAATTCTTGCAAGACCAATATCTTGCTTTTGTTTTTGGCCCGGGGTTGTCACAGTTATGACGGGCACGGAAGTTTTTGCGGCGACCCGGGATGTTTTTCTTGATTTTCATGTTCGGATCACCGAACCGGACAATCTTCACCTTGTCGCCGTCTTTGACGTACACCTTAAACTTTTTGCGTTCGCCGGGCGTACGCATCACCCTGTTGAGTGGCGGGGTCTTCTTTTTCTTCTCAGCCATCCCCGTAACCTCCGCTGCGGTCATGCAGGTTAAATGCTTTCAGATATCTTGCACGGTGCCCACGGCTAGTAAAGATTGGCCTGCCAGCCCCGTCATAGTTGGTCGGCACGCCTTTCTTCTCTGCATGAGCCTTGTACGCAGGAATATCATCGGTGTGACAAGCAGCCCCTTCGCTATGGATTGGGTTGCGCCACAGGTCGTTGACCGTTGAGTGGCCGCCCATCTCGACATCCACTCGACGCTTAAGGGTTTCGCCATCAGCCACTGGGTTCTTGTCAAACTTCTCCATTTCGGCAATGGTCATAATCCGCTCGACAATAGATCCGTCAGGTTTTTCGTAGCAATAAGTTGGCATTAGCCTGTGGGCCTTTCTACTGCTGCTGCTTCAGATGGTTGCACGCCGGGGCCGCCCCCGCCCGCCATCATCATTCGCATCATGGCATCATCTTGACCCCGTGGGGTGGCCCCGGGGCGGTTGGTACGTACGATCTCAGTCTGCTTCTGAGTTGGATCTTGGACCTCTTGCGGCTGCGTTGCGTCCACAGCCACCCCCTTGAAGATGTCCTTGAGTTCAGGCAACTGAGAATACTGGGCAACCATCTGGATCAACTTCGCCCCGTCAATAGACACGCCCTGCTGCTGCATAGCGGGCAGCAGCGGTGCAATAAACGTGTTCATCAACTCGCGGATTGACTGGAGTTTCTCGCCCGGGGTCTGAGACAGCACGCTGTATGGGTCAACCTCGAAGTTGAAGTCGTACAGATCGGCTTCGATCTTCTTGCCACTAAAGACAAACGGCACCTTGATGTCGGTGCCCTTGACGGTTTGCTCCAACTCCAACTCGCTGATGTTGTCGTTGTAGATGAAGTTGCCCACAGCCTTGCAGACGCTGGCAGTGAAGTTAACAGCAGACTCCTGCATGTCAGCCAGACGCTGCGAGGCTGACTCGGAAATCAATTTGTCCTGCCCCACCGTGCCAGACTGCGGGCCGAGGCCGCCGAGAGCGTCAAGGTTGCCGCCGTAGTAGTTGAACAGGTTCTTGAGTTGCAGGATGAACGCAAGGTTTTGCTGGTCAATGCCGCCAAACTTGTAGGTTTGGATGTTCTGCGGGTCATCCATGCGGATAACCTCACCGTCAGAACTGGTCTGTACGTTCTTTGCGTCCTGCTCTGCAGACCCACGGTAGCCGACCACATCCTTTTGCCGCTCTGCCTGTCTGCCCAACTTGCGGAACACACGGTTGGCGAGGTCGTGCAGGTCGATCAGTGATGCCACGGGTGGCAACGGCATGGTGTTGCCGGGCACATCAGTGAAGGACAGGAAGTGATATGGCCCAGCCTCTGGCCCATCCCACTCGATTTCCCTGATCTTGCGCTCCGGCATACCGTTCTCGCCAGCAGCAAAGGTGCAAATCTTATTGGTGCGGGGCAGCCAGATCTCCCACAACTCTGCCATGTCGGTGTCTTGCCCGCCGTGATAGATATCGGACTGTCCAATTGCGGCAGCACGAATGTCGCCATCTGAGTTGTACAGAGTCTTGCGGACCTCCGGGATCATATCGGGGTCCATGTAGATGTCGCTGTCACGCAGCGCTTCAATCGGAACACGGAATCGGTGGCCCATGTACGAGCACTCAGACAAATCGCGTGCAGACATATCGTGCACCCAATCGTCAAGGTCCACGGTCTCTGCAAAAGGTTGCCCTGCATCATGCAGGAACCCGCGCATGGGCACCTGTGCAGGCTCGGTAACGCCCACCTTGACAATGCCAATACTAAAAAGCGCGTCAATAACGGCAAGTCTCAGGGTTTTGGCAACTTCCATCTCACGCAAAACGTGGTTTAGCGCCAGTTCCATCTTGGCTGCCTGCGGGGCAATGGCCTGCGTGCGCGGTCTGACGTAGACATTTGGCTCATTGCCCACCAACTGGCGGGAATACGTGGAGATAAACAGTTCCAGCATGTTGACTGGCACCCGATCACGCGAACCAGTGTCGGAATAGTTGCGACCAACAAACTCTCGGATGGCCCGAACGCGCTTTTCGCGGTAGGGCTGCAGCCTTCGCCTGCTTGACTGGATCGACTTACGAAGTTTGTCCAAGTTATCTCCGTTGTAGTTCACCAGTCATCTCTCGCTTTGCGTTTACGCTCTTTGACTTCTTGACGCCGCCAAGCAAGGGTACCCGGCTTGGCAACTTGTGCTACTTGTATCTTCGGATTTGCCGAAGTTGCACAAAGTTTGCAGCACAATGCGTCTGCAATCACCCGATCACCGTGGTTGTCCCGTGCACCTGACGGGTCAATCGCGGATCTGGACCTTGCGTGCACCAAACCGCCGGTTTGAGAGAACACGTACTCTCTACATTCTCGGATCGCAGGCTGGCTTAAGTTTACAAAAGCGCCATCATTCAGCATTCTGCGGTATTGCCCAAGCAGTGCAATTTTTTCCTCTTTGCTGCTGAACCATCCCGGGATTGTGGAGTATTTGGCGGCCACGGACTTTTCATTCTGCCGGAAATAGTAGTTGCCGTACCCGATTTCCCGCACTGCATCGCCGAAAACTCGCCCCGGGCCGTTGGCTTCCCAGACCAAGAACGCTCCGGTATCGCTGAGACCCTTGAAGTACCGGCACATAGCCACACAAACACGTGCAAGTTGATCAGGACGGAGGTTTGCCGAGCAAAACTCTGCGACTTTCCGACCCTCAGCAGTAGCGACAGAGATAACAGAGTTGCTAGACCCCGTTCCGGTAGCCACATCAACCCCGGCCACATAGTAATTTTTTTCCGATGGATGGCCTTCACCCCATATCCTCAGGTCGCCAGCCGTTCCAAGTTCGGTAAATCCGAGTGGATTGCAAAATTCATCAAAATCCAGTGTGCCACGCTTGGATGATGGCATGCACCCCTGCTCCAAGCGGTCAATCAAGTCCGGCGGGAAGTAGAGATAGTCCGATCCGCCAAAGTCAAGGTCCAGTTCCTGCGCAATTTCAACTGGGTGAGTACGTCGGCGCTTCTCTTTCTCGTACCACGGGCTAGTCAGTTCGCCGTCTTCGTCCTTGGTCAGGCCAATGTTCTTGCGTGGGTCTTGCGACCAGTGAAAACTCAGCACCTGCGTGCGACCTGAGTGCACAATGTCGTAGAAACTGTTGCCGCTGCCCTTGGGCGTGCTGACAAACCACCGGCTGTTCGAGGCATCGGCGGTTGCAGCCAGCACTGCCTCTGAGTTATCGACAGATGCAAACTCGTCAAGTGCAATACAGGTCTTACGGTCGCCCCGGGCAACATCGCCAGTCGTAGATTCGCCAGTGATTGCACTGCCGTTGTCCTCGTTGGTCAATCGCAACTTGGTTCTTGTGAAGTTTGGCATCATCCAGCCCGGCAGATACTTCAAGAAGAAGTCAATCTTGCTGAACAAAGAGGCTGAGTTGCCCGGCG